AGATGTTCCCTTTGTGACAGCTCATTCAAGGGCGGATCACATATCTACCTGAAACACGATAGCGGCATATCTAAACTCAAGATTTGCGATACCTGTTCTGCCACCCTCCTTGCTGAAAAGAGCGAAACTCTCCAAAACAAGTCGGGTGTGACTTTCCACGATCCCATGAAATCTGATGAGAACATATGAGTTTACGAATCGGCTTAAAAGTACACTCATGGTGAACAAAATGAGAGATTCGTAAACCATGAAGAAGTGTAATTGTGTTGAATATGGAAGCAATCCTGGACCCAATCATGCTAAAAAACTGCCCGCATTGGATGTCCCCGAGAAAATTTAGGAACAGGAATAACCTAAAGAATGAAGCCCTTCGATTTCGTAAAAACCATAAATCAAAAGCAGTACGCTGAAGACCTCAATGGCTATTATCCCTTTACTATAAATAGGATACTGGCAATGTACTCAGATACGCTTTTTCATGCAAACGAGATGAATCTATATGATATCAGTAACAGGTGGCATTACGATTACCTCTTTTACGGCACTCAAAAGAGGCACCGTTATGCAGAATGGATCAAAGCTCCGAAAGACGACGAGCTGGAAGCCATTATGAGATACTTCAGTATGAGCAAGCAGAAAGCGCGGGAAGTTAGAAGTACCCTTACATCGTCAGAAATCTCCAAAATCAAGAAGAAAGTCCATGATGTAGTGGGGTAAGAGTATGTCAACGCTATTAGAGTCCTTAGTTGAGATCAAATTGATAGACGAAAGTTCCTTCCTGAAGATCAAAGAAACACTGAGCCGGATCGGGATTCCTCTCGTAAAAGACGGCACCAAACAGCTCTTTCAAAGCTGCCATATCCTCCACAAACAGGGTCGCTATTACATCGTCCATTTCAAGGAGCTATTCGCCCTTGATCGAAAACCGCACGATTTTACCATGTCGGACAAGGCGCGACGTAATACGATTGTGCATTTGCTAAATGAATGGGGGTTATGCGAGGTTTTGGATGCCGAAAAGATAGCAGACCCAAGAGCGCCAATGAGCGGCATCAAAGTCATCTCCTACAAAGAAAAAGACGAATGGCAGCTCAAGTCCAAATACTCCATCGGAAAACGGCACAGTTCTGGTCCCAGACAAGAAGAAGACTGGTATAAGCCACAGTAGGTTCTGTAGTGGTTTTTAGCGAGATTTGGTGATTGCAGTACCAGACCCCCAATGTTATCAAATCTCGCTCTACAATCAACCTGGGGCGATTGAAGGCGTAAGGACAATCAATGAAGGTTGAATCGAAAGGCACAGTCATTGTTGCAGTGCAGGATGAAAAGCGCGGCAAGAAGACCATTCTAGAAGTGACTATGCCAGAGAAAACCACCCAAATCCTTGACGTAGAGGTGACTGATCCGATAACTGGTGATTTCCCCGCAGTCAAACTTGTGCCCTTTGATATCATTCCATCAGACAAAAGACTCATGGTCATAGAGACAATGCCATCTGAAATGAATGTGTTAGCTGCGATACAACCTTCTCTCCTTCAAGGCATGTTGGCAAAAGGGGTTGACCTTCCCCGTGATATCTCTAAAGCTCTCATCGAAGCAGAAGTGAGGATGATACCTGACATGGCGATACGAGGATGACAATACTAGGAAGAAGTGAACACTGGAAACATGGGCCTCCCACACAGAACATGACGCAGAAGATAGTGATATTTGAAACCAATTCACTTGACGATGATGATCTTTGGCCACTAGAGAACATCCAATACTTTATCGAATGGCTCAATACCTTCCTTGACAACATTCCAGAACAACACCGAAAATCAGCGACTATTGAGTTCAGTTCTGAGATGGAATATGATATGCCATGTACGCAACTCTGTATATCGTATTGGCGACCAGAAACAAACGAAGATTTTGACATACGGTATAAGAAATATGAAGCCGCGTTGGATGAACAAATAGAGCACTCGAAATCTACCTATTCTCCACATTGGGATTACAAAGGAAGACTACACAATCATAATCCTAATATGAAAGACAAGAGTTGCCCCAACTGCGATTGGAAGGGGTGACAAAACTGAACTTCTATACTAATGTGGCCGTGAGGGGAGATAACATACTTCTTCGTGGCATTCAGGACAACAAACCATTCCAAGAGAAGGTTCCCTACGAGCCTTACTTCTTCTCCCCTGGTAAAAAAGATGGAGAATACAAAACTCTTTACGGTGAGGCTGTAGACAAGATTGATTTCGGGGGGATCAAAGAAGCCAAGAAGTGGTATGACGAGAACAAAAACGAGGGGACGTTAAGCGGAGTATATGGGATGGAGCGATTCGAATACGTCTTCATCCACGATAACTGTCACAAAGTTATCCAATACGATCCATCCCTCATTCGAATAGGTTATCTTGACATCGAAGTTTCAACGGAAGGTGGTTTCCCTGATGTGGATGTCGCCGAAAACACCGTGACTGCTATCTCTCTTAGGTTCCGAGGTAAGACATGGACGGTGGGTCTCAAGGATTTCGAGAGTGATGACCCAAAGATATGTTATGTCAAAGCCGATAGCGAGAAACATCTACTAAAACTGTTCTTGAAGATTTGGCGTAAAGCTAATCTGGATGTCATCTCTGGTTACAACATAGAATTCTTCGACCTTCCCTATCTCGTCAAACGCATTACTGTCCTCTTTGACAGGACCGAGGCCAAGAAACTATCACCTTGGGATATTCTCATGAAGAAAACACTCTTCATGATGGGGCGGGAACACGAAGTAGAAACACCAGTCGGAATAGCCGTCCTCGATTTCCTCACCCTCTACATCAAATTCGCATACACAAGACAGGGGCAGAAGTCGTTCAAAGAGAGTAAAAAATTAGACTACGTTGCAAACAAAGAGTTGGGCGAAAAAAAGCTGGACTGGAAGAAAGACTATTCATCCCTTACCGATCTCTACGAACGCAATCATCAACTCTACATCGAATATAACATACACGACTGCTACCTCGTCGATAAGCTGAACGAGAAGCTGAAATTTATCGAGCTGGTCTTTGCTATCGCCTATGATGCACATGTCAACTATACCGATGCACTAGGTTCCGTTAAACTCTGGGATGTCATCTGCTACAACCACCTCATGAACCAGAAGATCGTTATACCTCCGGCAAAGAAGAGGGAGAGTACACGAACGATCATGGGGGCGTATGTCAAAGAGCCCGCGCCGAAGATGTACGAGTGGATTGTCTCGTTTGATCTGACCTCGCTGTATCCGAGCCTTATCATGGGCTACAACATAAGCCCAGAGACGTATAAGGGAAAAGGTCATGAGTACACTGTAGATGAACAACTTGATGGAAAGTTCTTGGGTGGTTTTGATCCTTCTGATACTCCGTGTGTTGCTGCGAACGGACATATGTACCAAAAACACACTAGAGGTTTCCTCCCCGCGATTATGGAAGACCAGTTTGCGATGCGTGTCGAGTACAAGAAGAAGATGAACGAAGCTAGGAAGGCTGGCAACGAACAGGCCGCTTTCAACTACGATGCTCTCCAACTCGCCAAGAAGATTCAGCTCAACTCAGGATATGGGGCACTCGCTAATCCTGGGTTCCGCTACTTCGACCAGGATTTAGCAGAATCAATCACATACTCCGGTCAGCTTGCAATCAGATGGACGGCAAACAAGATCAATGAATTTCTGAACAACGACTTTTATACTGAAGACAAGGATTATGTCATCGCTTCAGATACCGATTCACTCTATCTGAACTTTGCAGGACTCGTAAACTTAACAAAGGCCGCAGGTTTGTCGAAAGAAGACGTAATCACACACATTGACAATTATATAAAAGTCAGAATCGAACCCCGCCTGGACAAATGGTATCAGGAGCTTGCTACCTACACCAACATGTACAAGCAAACTCTCAAAATGAATCGGGAGGTCATTGCTGATAAAGGGATTTGGGTTGGCAAGAAACGCTACATACTCAACGTCTTGGATAGCGAGGGATACAGGTACGACAAACCGCAGTTAAAAGCCATTGGGATCGAAGCAGTCAGATCGGATACCCCTGAAATTTGCAAGAAGGGTATCATGCACGCCCTAGATATCATCATGAACAAGGACGAGCCCGAGTTAAAGAGGTTCTATGCCAAGTTCAAGCAGCACTATCTTTCTGCCCCATTCGAACTAATCGCCACTCCTACCGGCGTCAACAACATCGAACTCTACTACGATGACTCAAAGTTATACAAAAAAGGCGCTCCTATCCACGTAAAAGCAGCTCTCCAATATAACAAATTGCTGCATGACAAAAACCTGTTAGATAAATACGAGATCATATACAGTGGTGCGAAGATCAAGTACTGCTATTTGAGGACACCGAATCCAGCCCACACACCAGTAATAGCGTCTTTAGGGCCATTACCAGAAGAGTTTGGTCTGGATTCATTTGTTGACCGTGATACGCAGTTCGAGAAGACATTTGTTGAACCACTTTTGAGAATAACCAATGTGATCAACTGGCGACTAGAAGATGTCGAGACCATAGAGAGTTTTTTCACAGGGGGAAGTCATGAAGGTAATGCAGGTAGTCAAGAAAGCCGGTAAGGGAACAATCTGGATGATAAAAAAAGTGGGTCGTAGTGTAGGTAAGGTAGCAAAGAAACTCAAGTTGCGTAAATAATCAGGAAGGAAAGCACATGGGAAAAGCGAAACAGGATTTGAAGAAGGCCGAAGACGAGTTGGCCAAGCTGAAGAAGAAGAACAGAGAATTGGGATGGTGGGGACGACTCATGAAGTTCCCGGTCCTAGTATGGGATAGTGTTAAGTGGACGGGCAAAACTCTTATGTGGTGGCGTGATTAAGATTTGATATTGGGGGATCGTTTGTGAAGAAAGTTGTGATCGGTAATTGTATTCTGTATAATGGAGATTGCCTTGAGGTGCTTGAGAAATTATCGTCCGAGCAGATTCATTCTTGCGTGACTGATCCTCCTTATCATCTCACTTCCATAGTCAAGCGATTCGGTGGCAAGAACGCAGCACCAGCAAAATCAAACGGCACTGGAGTCTACGCACGATCCTCTGCTGGCTTTATGGGTCAGACTTGGGATGGCGGTGACATAGCATTCAGACCAGAGACATGGGAGAAAGTGATCAACGCACTCAAACCCGGTGGTCATCTTTGCGCATTCTCAGGGACTAGGACGTATCATAGGATGGCGGTTGCGATTGAGGATGCAGGGTTTGAGATACGAGACATGATTGCTTGGTTGTATGGTTCTGGATTTCCCAAGAGTCACAACCTTGCGGTTGGCATCACAAAGAAATTGGACCCAACATGGAAAACCGGCGATCAGATGATGCCAGAAAGCGCGGCATGGGAGGGATGGGGAACTGCGATCAAACCCGCCCAAGAACCGATCACCCTCGCTCGCAAACCACTCTCTGAGAAAACAGTAGCAGCTAATGTTTTAAGGCATGGTACGGGCGCGATCAACATAGACGACAGTAGGGTTGGGTATGGAGAAAAAGGACCGGATAGACCATTTTCACAAACAGTAAATACAGAGGCAGCACATTGGGGAAATTCTAAAGCCGATGATCTACAAAAGTATAAATCAAAAGGAAGATGGCCCGCGAATGTAGTCCATGATGGTTCGGATGAGGTGTTGGAGGGGTTTCCGAATAGTAAGTCTTGCAACTCTCCATCAAAAGCCAAGAAAACATATGGTTGCGGACTCGATGAATCAGGAGGAAGCATATTCGGCGGAACAAGATCACAAGGGACAATCTATCCCGGTGACTCAGGTTCCGCAGCTCGATTCTACTATTGCGCCAAAACCTCTAAGAAAGAACGAGGTGAGGACAACAACCACCCAACCGTCAAACCAATCGCCCTTATGGAATGGCTGGTCAAACTCGTAACACCGAAGGGAGGGGTTGTGCTTGATCCGTTCATGGGTTCTGGGTCAACTGGATTGGCTTGTGTAAAGAATGGGTTTAAGTTTATTGGGATAGAGAAAGACCCTAAATACTTCGATATAGCTTGCAAGAGAATAGAATCAGCGGTAAATGAAAATAAGAGCACAACAACTCTGGACACTTTTATCAAAACGAGGGAGCAACACGTCAATGAGTAGACATGCAGAAATTGACTTTGGATTCAGTCTGGTCGATGAAGAAGACCTAGCTAACAAAGACTACGAACGCGAGCTGGAAGACAAACTCCAGGCCGTTGATCACACAGCAGGAGAATACAAGAAGCGTATGTTAGCTGTGAGAGATGTAGTGATGCCTCTGTTAATGGGACTGACCAAGGACCCACCATCCCAATTCTCTGTTCTTCTTCTTCAGCTTGGCCCACTCGGCTTCGGCCTTCTTCAAATCCTGTTTCGCTTTTCCCATGTGCTTTCCTTCCTGATTATTTACGCAACTTGAGTTTCTTTGCTACCTTACCT